CACGAGGTGCTCTAAATGTGCTTTCGTCTTGGTAAGTATCTCCAGCAAGTGTGCTTTTGCCCATTTTCCAGTATGATCTTCCAGTAAGTAAGTTATTTCCTGTCATACTAAAGTCTTGTCTATATAAGCCGGCACTATAACTTAAATCATCTAAATCAAACTCAACATTGTGATTTTTTCTGTTTGTGCTTGGAATAGCAAAAAAACCTAAGTCTACATTGGACTTTGGATTACTGGGAGTACTAATCCATTCACCATCTAAAACAACCGCTCTTAGTCCTGTGGTGCTATTATAAACACCTTCACTTACTGTTAAATAAGTACGATTTGTTATACCATTTACAGTATCGCCTGTGATATTAGCATCTGCTACATCATTTAGTGTGATTGTGCTGTTTGCGTGATCAGTACTGACAACATATAATGGTTTTTCATTAAATCCAGTAACACCATATGTGCCCACAGGATCTGCTTCTTGTGTTATAACTTGTCCTGTTCTTATATTGCTTTGTATAAATCCACTTATGTCATTGGTGTTTATATTAGTATTGCTGTTAAAGTTAAAATCTTTCATTCCACCGTAACCAGTAATAGTAAGTGTGGTACTACCTGCTGTTGCGTTATATATTATGTTGTATGCCTCGGGTATAACATTACTGCTATGTGTGAGAGTTCTATTATAGTCTGTGGCTTCTAAACCTTCCCATTGTAGTTCACCGTATTTGAATACGCCGTCACCAATACTACCACCTTGACTGTTAGGCGCACTACCTTCTACACCTGTTTGTGATAGTTGTATATTGTCAGCAGTTATTTTGTATTTGTCAGTGAGGTTGATTGGTCTTGCTTCTGCTGTTTGACTTAGTGTTGTGGTTTTACTATTAGTTGTAGTTATAATACCACTGTTTGTGATATTACCGCTGTCTATATTACCACTTAAATATAAGTTTGCTGGGCCATATGTGGTTGTTGTAGTTGTGCCAGTTACATTTTTAACAACTGGTGAACCTGCCGGAGGATTTATATAAACATCTGTTGTGGCAGGATGAGCAGGTGTTACTAACCCACTGTCTTCATACAGTTCATAACCATTTTCGTGAATATTCCATTTTGTATAATATGGACTGCTGTCATTTATTTCTGTAGCACCACTATTGATAATGCCTTCTACTTCTATATAAGTGCCATCACTGAATACTTGCGAACCGTGTCCACTTAGTGTTAGTATATCTGCCGGTCTTCCACTGTTTTCGCGTGATATTATACTTGTAATGGCTGTTGAAGCATATACATTTGCTATAACTGATCCTGTTGGATTTACACCCACAATAACATTAGCATTCATTACAATGTTACTGCCAGTGTTGTTATCTATAGTGTCAACTTTAAGTGTATCTGTTACAGTTACATTACTTGAACTTATAGCATCACCATCAACAAACAGATTGTGATATGTGCTACCGTCATTTGTGAATGTCCATCTGTTATCTGTGGCATTCCACAGCACATATACACCTGTGCCATCACTTTTGTTTATACCTAAACCACCATCTACATTACCGTGGGTTGTGTAATCAGTGTTTAATACGATGCCGTGTTCGTTAGTATATAATCCACTACCAACTGTACTACTTGATGTTTGTATCCAACTGTCTGCGCCACTGGCACCCTTGTTAAATATTATTTTAGGATTTTGACTGTCTTTTGCTGTTACTCTTATGTTATCTTCAAACTTAGTATGATCACTAAACTCAAATCTATCATCTGTTTCATTCCATTTGAGTTGAGCATTTGCTAAACTACTACCACTTCTGTCCACAGTGATAAAGGCATCTCTTGCTGTTACATTACCATAGTTTAATACTATTTTGTTATCTTGTAACAATAAATCTACTTTTTCTACAACATTTAAGTTGCCTTCTACTTCCATATTACCTGCTACAGTTATTGTGTTGCCTGTAAGTGGTGTTATGTTGTTTGTTATTATATGTTGAGTAGTGCTGATATTACTGTTTGCTTGTAATGTGCCTTCTACAGTAACATTATCTGTAAATGTAGTTGCTACTTTTGTATCTGCTAAATCGCTAAATGGTATAAAAGCACCTTGGTCAAAACTCCCTTCATTATTATCTACCCAACCCATTTTCATTGAGTAGTCAGTTGTGCCGTATCTGTTTCTTCTACTTGCTAAAATACTACCATATTGTGCCGCGTTATCTGTGCCTATAGCACCTAAACCAAAGTTTATTCTAACATTGCCGGGGGTTGTATCACTGTTCCAAGTGCTAAAATCACTATGTTGGTCAGCACCTACATATAAATATCTACCACCAAAATATAAACCAGCATCTACGGAAAGTATGCCACCAACACCTAAACTTTCTCCAGTGTGTCCACCCGCAAAGTTACCATATGGTATATTTGTCTCATCACCAACTAATAATCTGCTACCATAGTTGATCCCCGGTTTGACTTGAACTGTGTCTACACTACTTGTTCCTGTGCTTGTTCCTAAAACAAGAGTATTTGAACTGGCAAACAAGTTATTGCCAACAAAATGACTACCACTTGTGATATTACCGCTTGTTTGTATTGTTGCTACACTACCACTGCTGAGTCTACTATCTACACGAGCGTCTGTGTAGTATAGATTAGTGCCTTCATTTATGTTTGTTGTAGTTAAAACAACATCACCTGTTTGTCCATTTACACTATCTACTAAACCTACATCAGCACTCCAATATAGTGTGCCATTTGCGTATGCTCTTAAACCTTGATCTTCTGTTGGAGCATCTATTGGAAATGTGTATTGAGTTGTTGATGTATTACCTACATTCAGTGTTCCAAATGTTCCATTAGCAGTTACAAGATTAGTAGGTACTGTTACAACTGATACCTCACCTACTACAACATTACTGTCTGTTTGATTTACAGTTATTATACTGTTTGTTGAATCTACTGTAATACTTGGATTAGAAGTAGTTACTGTTACATTAGCCATTTTCTACTCCTATGTTAAACTTGTAAAGCCACCTTGGGCGGTTGTTTCTTCTGTGGGGTCTCCAATAGGCACTTCTGCTGTATAAGTTTCTGTTATAATATATCTGTGAATATTTGTTGTTGCTGGAGAAGTTGTGTCAGTCCATTTTACACTAAAACAAGTTGTTGCTACATTACTTCTTGCGTTAGGTAATATATTACCTGTGTATCGCTGTGAAGGTATAGTTATTGTTACATTGCCATTTGAAGCATCATTGTCATCAACATACAGACTTACATTTCCTTGCTGTCCGTCGAAATAACCTAAAATCGTGCTGTTGGTGTAGTTGGGTTGTCCTGTATTGCGGTCGAACGCAACACTATCTACTACTACTGTTTGATAATCTATGTCCCAAGTATAACCTGCTACACTTGATCCAAAGTTGTATGTAAACTTTTTTTGTTCTGCGGGAAACATAGAAAGGGAGATTACATTATCTGCGCCTCCTACAAACTGTTTCCAATCTAATAATCTTGACATTTGCTCTCCTGTGGGTATAAAATATGTTACTATGGTAACATACAGTTGCTTTAGTATTTATCTATTATTGTGTTTTTAGTGTTATTACGACTAAGTATGCGTAGGATCTACTTCTTCCCAACCATAATGTTGCCAAGTTAAATATCCATCTATTTGTTCGTCTGTTGTTCCTTCTAAAACCCAATCTATCATTTGCTGATCAGTTATTTCATCTACAGGTATAAAACTCTCGGGTAAATCTTGGCTTTGATGTTTGAGATAATCGATACTTCTTGTTTCGTCAATGCTTATAGTTTGTGTGGCATCTGCGGCATCTACGGCATCTATAGTTATAGTAACTTTTGTTATCAACATAGTAGGATCATCAACACTTCTTGGTTTTTGATATCCTTGTTTGAATGTGTATGTTTTATTCCAAGTATGAAGTGCCATCTTTATGTCTCCGTCAATCTGTGGAAACTATACTCAACATTTTGTAAGTATCTTGGTCCACCGTCGCCTTGTGCTAAAATATACATACGAGTAGGAACTGTATTAGCACTGGTTTTTCTAAACATTACTGTCAACTGAGCAACTGAGTTTGTGCTACTAAAACGAGCAATACTACTCCAGTTTTCGGCTGCTGTGGAGTGATACTGAGCATAACCTGTGCTGGTTCCTCCACTTGTTGTACTACTTAGCGGTAAAGTAGGCGTAGAACTGTTATTTGTGTATTGTATATCATTACGCAACTGATAACTTGATCCACTACCGTATGTTCCGTCACCTATAACAATAGAAGCAGTTTTTACCTGTCCAGTTCCGCCCCATATTCTCACATAACCTTGATAAAACCCCGGTTCGTAACCTACAATAGCAACATCAAGTAATCTCATTGTGTTATCATACCAAGGACCTATTGTAAATCCACTAACAACATTGTGTTCACTTTCTAAAACCAAGTCTGTAACATCTATTCTATTTGCTGTAAGTTGTCCTGCTGTTATATTGTTTGCGTTTAAGTTTGTTACATTTACTAAACTTGCGTTTAATGTGCCTGTGTTTATAATACCACCATTTATACTGGTTATGCCACCATTACTGTTTCTTGTGACATTTGTATCTGCTACTAATAAACTACCTGCTGAAATAACAGTTGCGGCTGTTAAATCACCACCAGTTACAGGACTACCATTAAAACTTGCTAACACTAAGTTTTGTGATGTTAAACTACTTACAAAAGCACTATCAGTAGTTGTGCCTGTGCCACCTTTATTACTTGGTAATGTGCCTGTTGTGGTGCCACCATTTAGAGCAACACTATTTAATGCGGCTAAACTACCAGCATTTGTAACTTTAGCAAGTGTTATGTCATCTAATGTTGCTAAATCACCTAAGTTTGCGTTAGAACCACTTACAAACCCTACACCTTGTGCTGTCAAGGCACTACTAAAACTTGTTGTGCCAGTTCCACCTTGGTTCTCGGGCACCGTGCCTGTAACATCACTAAATGGAACTGTTTGACTGTCTAATCTAACACCATCTGCTGTATAAGCCGCTGATCTTGATGTAACACCTGTTCCACCCTTACTCTCCGGCAATGTTCCTGTTATTTCGCTTACATTGATTGTGTTTGCTGTAAGTCGTAATCCATTTGCGGCAAGAGTTGCTGTGAGATTTGTTATTGATGTTTCACCTGTTCCACCTTGTGATACAGGAATGCTACCACTTAATCTGCTTGTTGCTATACTGTCACTTGTAAGTTGTAATCCACCACTGCTAAGTTGTGCTGATGATATTGTAGCACCTGTTTGCCCTGCTATTTCAGTTATTGGTGTAAAACTAAGTAAACTGGTATCAATACTGTTAGCAACAATCTTGTTTGCTCCTATGGTGCCATCTGTTACTAATCCACCACTTATAAAATCTGTTTGTGCGCCAAAACTTGTGCCGTTGTGTATATATGCGGCTTGTTGTTCAGTGTTAGAAGTGTTTGTTACAACCACAACATCATTGTTTATAGGATTTCTGCCTACTTGCGTATTAAATGCTGATGTAGAAGGTGCGTTGGTATTTCCTGTGCTGTCAAAGTAAAAATAACCTGCTACCTCGGGTATTGTTATGTTTGCGGCTTCGCCTAATGCTGTAACAACTGAAGCATCTAAGTAAGCATTACTGATACTTTGTGGTATCATAGTGATGTTTAAGTTACCATCCACTGTGAATACTGGATCATTGCTGTCAATAATGGTAACAGGATTTATTTGAACATTTGCTGTCCAGTTATGTGCTGATGATGTGCTACTAAAAGCACCATAGCCTTGTTCATTACCTGCTCTTGTTCTATAATAATATGTGCCTGTGGGTAAACCTCTTACAGTAAACTCTATTTCTGTGCCATTACCAAATGTACTTGGTGTTGTTTTGTTCATCAGCAAATGACTGTTACTGAAGTTACTGGCTACACTATACCAAAGTTCTGCCCTGTCATATATACCACTACTTGGTGTATTTGTGTTTACATCAAACACTGGTAAACTCAATAAACTTCTTTCATTGTCAACTGTTGGAGTAGTTGTTTGTCCTAATCTATTGAATAAACTGATATCACTGTTATCTGCTGGTGTAAACTCTGTTATAGGTTCAACTGTATAAACATCAGCATTGTATTCTAAAGCAGTGACATCCACTAATATCATACCATCTTCTGTTTCTTTTTCTACAGTTTTCATTACACGATACAGTTTATTATTCTGTCCGTATATTTCTGTTTCATACAGTTTGATTACATCACCTGCGTCTACTTGTATAGCACTAAAGTCTGCTGTGAACTGAGCAACTAAATCTTCTCTTGTTTGTCGTAACTGTTGGTTGGCCAAATACTCTGCTTGTACATTGTTATTCACAAACTCCATTCGTATTGACATTTCATTATCCGGCTCATTTGCTTCACGCAGATTGCTTGGTAATGTTATTGTTGTATAGTTGTTTTTGTCTTTTTGTTCTTTATCGGGGAACTCTACTTCAACACTATTGTAACTACCACCTAAAGCAGTAGTAGTAAGTTTTATATCACTAACTATGTTGTCATCATTGAACACAAAAGCACTCGCCAATGTGGCAATACTTTCTGCCTTGTTTGCTGTGACTTTCCATTTACCTTGTTTAGGATCAAATGTAAAGAAACTGTTACAAGCAGTTAGCATTCTGTCTAAGTTAGTTCTACAATCTTCTCCAGTGTTTGCTACACCATTCATAGTGTATCGTTTTTGTGTAGCACTTGCTCCATCTTTGTCAGTATATGTTATAAGTTCATTACTGTAAGTGTGTAAATCACTTATAGCATTCATATCAATATCTGCGTTTGATATACCCGCACCGTATATATCCGAGTTTAAGTAATCAACTATAACATTGGCAGGATTATCTAAACTGTTAGTCAGTTCATATGTCATTGTGCCTAATCCAGTAAGTTGACTCTCCGGATCGTATGTTACTTTAACAACTGAAAATATTGTGTTGCTGTTTTTTTCTGTGCTTGTCCAATGATCAACCAATGTATGAGCATCGACACTACCCCTTAGAGCATTGGCAGAGTCACCATCGCCGTCCCAAACATATACTTCTACATTACCCGCAAAATCTGTGCTTGATGTTCCATCTTCATCCACAGTAGATGTGACTGATGCGGTGCTACCATTGAATACTAATCTTTTGTCATTAAAAAACACATTGCCTAATGTTGTTGTGCCACTTGTTTTTTCTCCAAGTGTCAAAACATAAGTCATTGTTTGATTATCACTACTTATTGCGGCGTCAGTTATTATACCTTGTTGGAATGCGTGACCATAAACAACAGGCACCCTATATCCTGTATTAGGTGCCAGTTGTTGTCTTGTGCCGCCATTTAGACCAGTGGTGCCGGACGGAAAATCCGGCGCCATTGCTCTTGCTACTCCTCTACCTACTCCGTAAACTACTGCGCCTGTAATGACTGCGGCGGCTGTTGTTGCCGCAATAGTGCCTGCTAATGTGCTACCTAAAGCACCGCCACCAGCAAATAACAATGCTGTTCTTATAAAGTTAAATGTTGCGGCTATGGCACTAAAAACACCCATTACTTAAACTCCAAATACATAGTTGGTTTCTATTTTGTCCCAACCTCGTTTTTCTAAATCTATCTCCGGTGAGTTTTCTAACAGAGTCATTGTGAAGTTTGCTATTCTGCCTTTCTCCACCAGTATTTTACAAGCATCTGTGTATTCTTTTAATAATCTATATCCTACACTTGTATCTCTGTAGTTTGGTGATACCCACCATACCAGTTCATTCATTATTACCATTTTAGGTATCCATATATCGGGGGATTCGATTGACATTAAAACACCTGCCAAATCATCCTCTTCACCGTCTACTAATAATAACAAACCTCTTTTTCTTATTATATCTAAAACTTTTCTTATGTGATGATCATTATAATCATCTGCTTCTGCTTTTAATCTACCAAATGGCTGATAATCAGCAAACTCTTTTAAGCATTCGATGATTTTGTCATCATCTTGTGCTGTTAAACTGTGTCTTACTTTCATATATCCTCATATCTATCTTCGTCTATTACTGGAACTTCCTCCACCACTACTACCGCCACCGCTTGTGGCGTTCTCTC